CTTTAGCACCAGCAGGACCCTGTAAGCCAGGAAAACCTCTATCACCTTTGTCGCCTTTATCACCTTTTCTACCATTTACACCTGATGTACCATCTTGACCATTTACACCTGATGAGCCATTTTGACCTGATGAACCAGATGAACCTGAAGTACCATTTTGACCTCTTGGTCCCGTCAAACCAGTTCTACCCATATCACCTTTTTGACCATTTACACCTGATGTACCTGATTCACCTGAAGTGCCTGATGTACCAGACTCACCTTGCGGACCCTGTAATAAACTTCTTATATCAGTAGCCAACTTAGCATCCTCTTCAGCCGTAGCCAAATGTTCAGTCTTGTTGTCTATCTCTTTTATGTATCTACCATCAGATAGCTTTTTGTATATGTAGTTCTTGTCTTCCATACTTATTATATTCTTTTTAGGTCAGATTGTTTATGCTGAAGGTGGTACTGGATACCAAGGTGTACCGCCACCCCCGCCACCGCCACCAGTCGTAAGTGTATGATAACCTTTTGTATAGTTTACATATATATCCCAATCAATAACTTCTGATGTTTGACCTGTTAAAACCATTCTTACTGACTGAGTACCTTTCGCAGAAAAACTTACACCTACAGCAGAAGTAAAATCAGTTTTAGTTTCATAATCGATTGTACCACCTATGATTGATAAGGCTGTACCTGTATGTCTAAAACCACCAAACACTTTTGATAAATAACCTTTAGAAGCTGAAGCATTCACAGCTGAACAACTCATATTCAAAAAGCAAGTATCACCTTTACCCATAGGTATCATACTTAGTTCATAAGTAACAGCACCTGACATTGTAAAAGATAAGTAAGCATTAAAGTTTACTGTTTCTAAAGTAGGTGATTGAGTTGAACCTGTGATGCTATAGTAGTACCTGTCACCACGAGCCTCTGTATAATAGTAGTTGTCTACACCACTTTGTGAAGCTTGTATCACAGCTCTTACACCATCATATATGTTGTTTTTAATGAGTAGATTTTTAATCATCTTGCTTTCTTATTTAGTTCTTTTAGTTCTTTTGTAAGCTCATTTAGAGCTTGTTTAAGCTCATCAAACTTATCAGTAAGGTTGGCGTGCTTATTTATGTGATCGTTCTGTAGGATGTCTAGTTTGTTCTTTGTTTCGTATGTAAGAAGCTTTACAGACTTCAAATCATCCATTGTAGATTTTAAGAAGTAACCTAAGATGGTTAACATCACACCACCAATCAAAGTAAGTATATCAATCATTTCCATATTAGCTTAAATACTTTTTTAAGAACTTTAACTCTTCAAGTGTTAAGTCTTTGTAACCATCTTCTAAGTAGATGTCTGAATCATATTGTCTGTTTGAAGGATACATATCTTTAGAAGCCGCATTGTAAAGTGGTAAACTTATTGAGTTCTCACAAATAAAGTTTACACATCTTGTGTTCCAGAACTCACCTAAGTTTTTCATCTCTTCTCTAAGATACTTCATCTCAGATAAGTCAGAGTTTGTAGTGTTCTCTGAGGCAGTCTTTACAACACCTGCGTTACGAATCTTTAAGTAAAGATGAGGTAAAGCCATATATGTAGTCCAGTAAACTAAAGACTTAGATACTAAGTCAAGTAAAGTCCATTCAACAGTAGAAAAAGTAACACCTGTACCTACAATATAGTTACTGGTCTTTGTCATAAAGTCATTGTATAAAGGCGTACCTAAAATGTCTTGAACATAAACATCTTGTGCGTTTGATACAAACGGATATATCTCATCCACATCGATAGACTTACCAAGTGGTGAGTATGTTTTTAGATAGTTGTCATCTATGAAAAGTGAATCAGCCATATTTATTGTTGTATAATTTTTATTGGTACGATAGGTTCTATACTTACTCTAGCAACACCATTGTAAACTAAGACTTGTTTGAACGCATCAAGAATAAGTTTTCTTTCTGGTTTAATCACCATCGCATCAAAGATTTCCCAAGACTGAAGTAACTCAGATGAATAGCCGAGCTTTCCAGGAGTTTGTATACCTAAAAGTTGAGGATGTGCTCTGTGAGCTGTGATTATTTGTTGTACAATCTGGTCGGCTACTTGTAACAAACGAGCATCTATATTTGTAGCATCTAAAGTATCAATGTCTGGTGCTAAGTCTTTACCATCAGAATATAAAATGATAGCCTTACCTGCGTTCTTTGCGCCACCGTGTTGAGCTTTGATAGCCTCAGAGTTCATTCTTCTTTCTTCAGGTGAAGGTTTCTTGTAGAACTTAAACACGATTGAAGGTGAGAAGCCATTGTTGATAGCCGCTAAGTTATATTCAGCCATTAAACCATCAGCTTTAATCCATCTTAAAGCAGAGAAGTAAGTAGGTAAAGAATAGTAATCCATATTGTTGTCTTCACGTTTAATGAAAACAAGTTGTCTTACACCATCAGCATTTGGGTCATAAGCTTCAATCTCTCTTGGTGGATACTGTTTGATGTTTGACCAGTTCTCAGAATAATAATATGATTTAACTTGACCAAACTCATCTCTTTTACCAGAAGCTATACGAGAAGCATCAATCCAGTTCATATCAACTATGCGAGTTCTATCCATTGAATAGATAACCTCAAAGCAAGAATAACCAAAAGTTTGTTGGTCTCTTGTCACAAGCCAAAATACGTTGTCAAGCTTTCTCCAGAATGGTATAAGCTTCCAGTTGTCTACAATGAACTGGTTTGATAGCTCTCTCGTGGTGTCAAATAAAAACCCAGCACCAGCGATTAAGTTTGTTTTAGATTCAATGATTGAATCGTGTAAAGAAGAAGAGTTACGATACTCTAAAAGGTCGAGAGGGAACTGATTATGTTGACCATACAGAACCCAATCGTAACCTTTCTGTTCTTTTGGTTGAGGTATCTCTATGTTACGCATATTGATAGTCTCAAAAATGTCTTGACCTGGTACCTTTACTGGTTCAGGTTGTTTGTTACCGAAGTTGAATAATGCCATTATCTTTTAAGGACTTTTATATTTTTAGCAGGTCTATCTATGGTTGCCCAAACTTTAGATTCTTCTACAAGTGCTTTACCCGTCTCAAGCACTGTTGTACCCGCAGTAACTACATATGACCACATACCTGGTCTCATATCTACCTTTGGTATCAATAGGTTCTCTGGTGTGCCTACTACGATGCTAAATTGTGACCACTTGTTGTTCGGTTGTAAATCTGTCGGGTAGAAAGATTTTACTTCACCTGATACATCATTTGTGAACGTGAATAAGAAGCTCGCGGTAGAACCATAACTCATAGACTCTCTAAGAGATAGCCAAACTGATTGTGTGATTCCTGGTGTAAAGTATATCATTGTGTGTTGCGTTGTACTTTATTGATATGTTTGTAACTTTATAGTTTGTTTTTATTTAAAACAGAAAGACCATCAACTGTTTGGTTGATGGTCTTCTGAATCTATAGTAATCGTAGTGATTAAATTATGCTATTAAAGCAGCGATGATACCAGGTGCTACTGCTGATGAACGGTCTTGTTCGAACCCTTTAAGAGTTAAAACATAATTTGAACCGTCAGCTTTAGCTGTTCCTGAAGTTGATGTAGATTCTGATAAGTACATACCTTCTACTTCTCCTGGATACCAGTATAATCCGTTGCTATCTTTGATGATAACAGCTAAGTCTCTCTGAGTCAATAAACTCAAAGTGTTTCTCTTAGTTACGTCTCTTCTTGGAATTGTAAGCGTAAGAGTTTGTTCAAATAAAGCTGAACCTGCTTCGACTGACTTAACTAAATCTTCTGTGAATGTAGCAGAGTTTCTGTTGAACTCAAACTCATAGAAGTCTGTCATAGCCGCCATTGTGATTGATGATACGGTACCGCCTGATTGAGTGTAACCTGTGATGTTGTCGAAGTCTGTTAAATAGACTTTTGTCAAACCACCAATGTTATTCGCACAATCTTTAGCTATTCCGCCTGAAAATGATACACAAGCCATATTGTTTGTTTTTTATTTTTTTATCCTCAGAGGATTATGCGTATAAAGTGATTTCGTTACCGTATAAGTAGTTTACACCAAACTTCAATGATGTTGCGAATCTTTCAGTTCTAGCACCAGAGATGTTTCTTTGTGGTATGATGATAATGTCATCCCAATCAGATACTAAGTCAGTCAAGAAGAATACTTTTTCAGAGTTGAAAGCTACCATTTGCTTAGCAGTCAATGCTGATGTAGGAATTAATCTGAATCCTAAGTAGTTTAACTCTTTGTCACCTACTAAGAACAAACCACCAGTTGTTGATGCTTGTGCTTGTTTGTAAGCGAACGCAATCTCTTGAGATACGAAGATTTTGAAGTTTGCTTGAGAGCGAACATCAGCAAGAACTGAATCTAATAATCTGTTTAACTCACCTACTACGTTTGTAGAAGTGATAGCAGATGCTGTAGCACTTACGTCAACAACGTCACCGTCAGCTTGAAGTTGTTTAATCAAACCATCACATAAAGAGTAAGGGTAAGAAGCTGTAGCTGTGTTACCTTGGAACATAACTTTTTCTAAATCTGAAGATACTTTCTCAGCAACGTAGTTTACTACGAAGTC